ACAGAGCTTAAAGACGGCGAAATTCTTGATAATCGAATCAATCTTGCTCGTAACATGCAGGATATGGTTGGTAAGTATTACTCACAAGAATGGCTTCGTAAAAACATTCTTCAACAGTCTGATGATGACATCGAAGAGATGGATATTCAGATTGATGCAGAAACAAATTCTGGTGACCCACGCTGGATTAATCCACAAATTCAACAAAATGAAATGGCTGAGCAGCAAATGCAGCAGCAGGAACAAAGCACAGAACAGTCTCCTGCAGCTGGAGATGATGATGTAGCTGTTGATCCAAAACATGACGAAGAAACAAGAAAGCTGCAGCAAGCTAAAGCTACTTACGATCTTCTTTCTCAGAAAAAGAATAGAACGTTGAGCGATGAAGCCAAATTTAAGTCTGCCGCTCTAATTCTAGCTAAAAATAAATAGGAGATGGAATAATGGATAATGAGCCTAAATATACTTTGAAAGATTTGGTTACACTCAGCGCTGATCAGAAGCCAATTGAATTTGAAGACGCTTTTAACTATTTGCTTGCTGACAGAATCCAAAATGCTGTTGATAACAAAAAGCTCGAAGTAGCTCAATCAATGTTTAACAAGGAAGAAGAATATGGCGAAACTGCTTAAGGATATTCTAAAACAAGCCCATGATACTATTAAGGGTGTTAGAACATCCTCAACATCTGATGGTTCTACAGGCAAAGATCCAGGCGTCGATTACGATCCTAAAGCTGGCGACGAACAAGAGTTTGTAGCAAAACACAGCGTTCAAAAATGGGATGACGTGCACGGCAACAAACCTGAAGATGGTGTTAAGTATTCTCTTGACGACCCAAAAAATTCTAGATTCGGTCACAAACGTGGCGAAGATATGAAAGCATATTTTGTTCCTGTAAAGGAAGCAAAAGAAGCTGAAGACGCTAAGTGCAATCATTCACCAAAAGGTAAGATGTGCCCTGTGCATGGTCTCGGCGAATGCTGGTCAATGAATAAAGTCAACGAAGGCGAAAAAGTTGACCGCATGGAAAAACACATTGAAAAGAGCGAACGTAAAGCTGGCAAGTCAAAAGAAAAAGCTGCTTCGATTGCTTGGGCAACATTAAACAAACGTGGTTATCTCAATAACAAAAATAAAAAAATGGAAGAGTGGGCTGCTACTGATCAACTCGGTGGCACTAATCCATGGACAAATACAGCAAATTTTGAAGACGCTGCTGAGCCTATGCTTGAAAAAGATGATGACGGCGGAGCAGATATGGTCAAAACAGAATTAAGAGCTCTTGCTAATAAAGCTTTAGATCTTGTAATGCATATGCCCGATGGCATGCATGTTGAGCCTTGGGTTCAAGCTAAAATTGCAATGGCAAAAGCTGGTGTTAGCTCAGTACATGATTATATGATTTATGGCAATCATGGTACTGAAGACGAACAAGCTCCTGCAGATACAGCAATGACATTCCCTGGAATGAATGCTGATAACGCAAGAATATAAGGAAGAACATGATGATTTACAAATTTCTAGGACAAGAGATTAGTATTAATAGTGCGAACAGCGTTGCTAATAGTGTTCTTGTTCGTGTTGTTAATCCAACAACTTCTAACACAGTTCTTTTAGTTCAATATTCAAATGGTACAACATACGCATCAGGAACTGTTCTTGCTAATAGCGATATAGTTGTTCAAAAAAATCCAACAGATTTGCTAATTGGTTCGAACCAACTTGCTTCGCCTGTTGCTTATAAAAATTAAGAGGATAAAATGAAACTTATCACCGAATTAGTCGAAGAAGTTCAATACGTTACCGAAGCAAAAGAAAACGGTGAAAAGCAACATTACATTCACGGCATTTTCCTTCAGTCAGAAAGAAAAAATCGTAACGGACGTATCTATCCAAAAAACGTAATGGAAAAAGAAGTCAATCGTTACATTGCTGAAGTTATGCATAAGAACAGAGCTTATGGTGAGCTTGGTCATCCAGAAGGTCCACAAATTAACCTTGATCGCGTTTCACATATCATCACAGAATTGAAATGGGATGGTGATAACGTAATTGGCAAAGCCAAACTTACAGACACACCCATGGGCAATATCGCTAGAGGGCTTCTTGGTAGCGGCGCTAATCTTGGCGTTTCGTCACGTGCTCTTGGTTCATTGCAGCCAGACAATAGAACTGGCGCTATGATCGTTCAACCAGATCTTCGTCTTGCTACAGCAGCCGACATCGTTGCTGATCCTTCTGCACCTGACGCTTTCGTTGAAGGCATTATGGAAGGTGTTGAATGGATTTATGACTCCGCTAAGGGTTCATGGCATGAAGAAAAACTCGATAATATGAAAAGGGCAATCCATAAGATGTCAACTACACAACTTGAAGAGCAAAAACTTGCCATTTTCGAGAACTATATTAGCTCTTTAGCATTCAAAAATCAATAAATATAAATAATTCTAAATTCCACAGGGAGACTCTACGATGTCGATTAAAAGTTTTCAAATGAAAGATCTTCTTGAGCAAGTTGCTATCAACGAAGCCAAGAAAAAAGGTCGCGAAGAAGAAGAGGAAGAAGAAGAGGAAGAAGAGGAAGAATCTTCTTCTAAAAAGCACAAAAAGAAAATGGAAGAAGAATTCGTAGCTGAAAAGAAGCACGAAAAAGAAGAAGAGGAAGAAGAAGAAGGCGAGGAAGAAGAGTCTGCTGCTGTGAAGAAAATGAAAAAAGTGGATCACATGAAAGAAGACACAGAAGCCATGAATTCTTTGAAGCCAAATTCACGTCCTACGAAAGACGATCCTAAGTCAAAGATTGACTATATCACTCATACAATTGGCGCTATGCATGCTATGAAAAAGGACGACCTTACAAAGTGGTTCCATGATGCAATGGCTCTTATCGGTCATGAAGCTGATAAAGTTGGTAACCATGCTGCTTCTAATCAATCTTCAATTGACATGCATCCTTCTTATGCTTCTAAGTCATCTGGTCCTAAAACAAAAGAACCAATGCCTAAACTTCAGAAGCTTTCTGTTAAGGAAGACGTTGAAGAGATGTTTGCTGGTTCAGACCTCTCAGAAGAGTTCAAAGAAAATGCTGCTACATTGTTTGAGGCAGCTGTTAATGCTCGTGCGATGGTTGAGATTGCTCGTCTTGAAGAAGAGTATCAAAACGCTTTCGCTGAGTCAGTTACAGAAATTACAGAAGAGCTTACATCAAAACTCGACACATATCTTGATTATGTTGCTGAGCAATGGATGGAAGCAAATGAAGTTGCTATTGAATCCACATTACGCAACGAACTGATGGAAGAATTCATTGATGGTCTGAAAGGACTGTTTGCTAATCACTACATCGACGTTCCTCAAGAAAAGGTTGATGTTCTCGAAGCTCTCGCAGATAAAGTTGAGCAGCTCGAAGGCAAACTCGATGAGACAATCAATGAGAATGCAGAGCTCAAGAATATCGTAGCCGAAGTTGAAAAGGATAACATCCTTGAAAGCCTCAGCGAAGGTCTTGCTCTTTCACAACAAGAAAAGTTCAAGGCTCTTGCAGAAGGCATTGACTTTGACGGTGACTTAGAAACATATGCTAAGAAATTGTCTTTCGTAAAAGAAAGCTATTTCGGAGCAAAGAAAGCACCAGTAGCTTCAACAAACATCGAAGAAGAAACTTTCGAAGCTGATGAAAAAACTGGTTACGTTTCTATGGACCCATCCGTTAGTCGTTACGTACAGGCTATCGCTAAGACAGTCAAGAAGTAATCATTATAAATAGAAAATAGAAAACCTTTAGAAAGGGAGACAAAAATGTATCTAGCTGAGGAAATCCAAAAGAAATGGTCACCAGTGCTCGATCACGAAGCACTTGGCGCCATTAAAGACGCTCATCGCCGTTCAGTAACTGCAATGATGCTCGAGAACACAGAACGTGCTCTTGTAGAATCTGCTGCTCACGGTCAATATCAAACACTGACAGAAACAGGTATCGCTCCTTCTCCAGTCAACGCTATGGGCTCTTCAGGCTCAACAGCTGGCGCTGGTGGTATCGATACATTCGACCCTGTGTTGATTTCACTCGTTCGTCGTGCAATGCCTAACCTCATTGCTTATGACATCTGCGGCGTGCAGCCAATGACAGGTCCAACTGGTTTGATCTTCGCAATGCGTTCATTGTACGCAAACCAAGGTCTGCAATCAAACGGCGCTGGTTCTGCTAATGGTTCAGCGATCACTCAGGAAACATTCTACCAAGAAGTTAATACAGCATTCTCAACAATTGCTGCTAACGTTGGTACAAACGTTGCTGGTATCGGTCAGACAAACTCTTCATTGTCAACAACAAATAACGGTAAGTTCCCTGGTGCTTCTAACACATCACCATTGGCTAACGTTACTACATATGACACTGGCACAGGTATGTCAACATCCGTTGCCGAAGCTTTGGGTTCAAATAACTCAGGCGCTGGCGACTTCAGCCAAATGGCTTTCACAATCGAAAAAGTGACTGTGACTGCTAAGTCTCGTGCTCTTAAAGCAGAGTACACAATGGAATTGGCTCAAGACTTGAAGGCAATCCATGGTCTCGACGCTGAAACAGAATTGTCAAACATTCTGTCAGCTGAAATTCTTGCTGAAATCAACCGCGAAATCGTTCGCACAATCAACATCACTGCTGTTACTGGCGCTCAAGACAACGTCACAACTGCTGGCGTGTTCGATCTTGACACTGATTCCAATGGTCGTTGGTCAGTTGAAAAGTTCAAAGGTCTTATGTTCCAGCTCGAGCGTGAAGCTAATGCGATCGCTAAGCAGACCCGTCGTGGTAAAGGTAACATCGTTATCTGCTCTTCAGATGTCGCATCTGCATTGCAAATGGCTGGTGTTCTTGACTACACTCCTGCTCTCAACAGCAACAATCTCCAAGTTGACGATACAGGTAATACCTTCGCTGGTGTTCTCAATGGTCGCCTCCGTGTTTATATCGATCCTTATGCGATCGGTGGTAACTACCTCACAGTTGGCTACAAAGGCTCTTCTGCTTTTGACGCTGGCTTATTCTACTGCCCATACGTTCCTCTCCAGATGGTTCGTGCAGTTGATCAACAGTCCTTCCAACCAAAAATTGGCTTTAAGACTCGTTACGGCGTTGTGGCTAACCCATTCGCTGAAATGAATTCTTCTTATCAGCCAGTTAAGGGTGCAGGCGAATTGGCATTCAATACGAACGTTTACTATCGTCGTATTATCGTCAATAACTTGATGTAAGATATAAGATCCGAGATAATCGGACCAAGACTAAGGGGAGCTTCGGCTCCCCTTTTTTATGCTTTACTTTTTTATATCATTGCAGTATAATCATTTATGCAGCGGTAATAAATATACTGTTGTAGGAGATATTGATGACAGCAGTAGACGACACCCCATATAATAAAAACTTTATGAATCCGCTTAATTTTGTATTCCAGATTAAGCGTGCACCATATCTTAACTTTTTTGTCCAGCAAGTTAATTTACCTGGCATTTCAATCGATTATAATCAACAACCTAATCCTTTTGTGCACATTCCAGTTTCTGGTGAACACATTCAGTTTTCTGATTTAAAAGTAACATTTAAAGTGGATGAAGAATTACAGAACTGGTTCGAAATACATAACTGGTTAAGAGAATTAGGATTCCCAAACGATTTCCAAGAATATGCATCTATTGCTAATACAGCTCCAACATCAGGAAATGGTGTAACATCAGATATTTCTCTCGTAATTCTCGATGCTGTAAAATTACCAGCTTGGGAAGTAACATTCCGTAATGCTTTTCCAACATCATTGTCAGATCTAACATTCCAAACAACAGACTCTACAGTAAATTATATTACAGCGACAGCTACTTTTAGATACATACTTTATGATGTTGTTCAAGTAACTTAGTGCTTTACTTTTATCGAAAACTAAGCTATAATACTCTTAAGATTATAGCGAGGTATTATGAAACTAGAAGAGATTTATGTAGAGTGGGACAAAGATAGCAAAATCGACACAACCGAGCTCGGCGAAGAGTCGATTAAAATACCTTCTCTACACAATAAATACTTTAAAGTTTATACAAGCGAAAAGCTTTTGTTACGTAAGTATGAGGCAGAATTACGTCAGCTCAAGTTAGACAAATATGAATTTTATACTATGGGTCCAAATGAAGATACACCAAAAGATTGGAAGTTACCGCCTCGAGGCATGATTCTTAAAGCAGAAATACCGATGTATCTCGAAGGAGATAAAGATCTCATTGAATTGTCATTGAAGATTGGTTATCAACAAGAGAAAATAGATTTGCTCGAATCAATTATTAAAAGTTTAACTAATCGTGGCTTTCAAATTAAAGCAGCTATTGATTGGCATAAGTTCACAATGGGAGCATAATGGATATTATTGTTGTCGAGAAATTCGACGAAACGTATAACAAAATTATTTGTGATCCAGGAATTGGTTTTGAATTAAACGATCATTTTACGTTTGAAGTTCCTGGCGCCAAGTTTATGCCAGCCGTACGGAATAAGTTCTGGGACGGCAAAATTCGTTTATACAACGCGATGAGTGGACTTCTTTATGCTGGTCTCAATAAGTATATTGAAGAGTTTGCTGAGAAACGTGGATATGAGATTGAATATAAGTCTGACTTCTCCGCTGAAGAGTTTTCTCTTAAAGAAGCAAATGAATTTATCAGCAGTTTAAATATTCCCAGCAAATTTG